AGCATGAACGATCAGCAGCCGCAAACCGTGACCATTGATGATAAGACCTATCCCCTTGAGGATTTGTCTAATGAAGTCAAAGAGTTACTGTCACTGCATGCTCAGGCTCAGGATATGATGATCAACGCTCGCCGGCAGGCCGTGATTCACGAGCTTTCGGTGAATAACCTGGTCGGCATGATCAAGAGCAAGGTGGGATCGGATGAATCAGATGACCAACCCCAAGCACCCCTTGAAGGCCATGTCATCCAGTAACTACCCATCAGATGATTCCCGCTATTGGGAAGCCATCAACCGCCTAACCGCTCATGAAGCCATGTGCGAAGAGCGCTCTAAGACGATCTTTAATCGCTTAGAGCGCATTGACGGTCGCTTAGACACGATGTCCCGACATATGTTTATGATCGGGTTTACCATCATATGTAGCATGGCCGGGCTGATTGTCACCTTGCTACTAAAGTGAGGTACCAATGGCCTACTTCAAGCGGACCCGTTTCAACGGCATTGCCCCCGGTGTCGCCCCCCGCCTCCTAGCTGACGACTTTGCTCAGACCGCTGTAAACATCGATTTTGAATCAGGGCGCCTTGCTCCTACTACCGATGATGTAGACGAGTTCACGCTGCAGAGTGGTGCTGTTCGCAGCATCTACTACTACCGCGACACGAACTGGTTGGAGTGGGACGACGAAGACGTAAAGGCCGTAGCTGGGCCGATTCCCGACGACACTAACGAGCGCCTGTACTGGACGGGGCAGGACTACCCGCGCATGGGCACGATTACGTCCATGATTGCAGGCAGCACCGGGTACCCGGCTAACAGCTTTCGTCTGGGTGTTCCCGCCCCAGCTAACGCGCCTTCGATCTCTAAGACCGGCACGGCTGACGACACCCAAACGCCCGATGATGTGTCCTATGTGTACACGTTCGTGACGGCTTTTGGGGAGGAAGGCCCTCCTAGCCCCGCTTGTACGGCGGTTGAGCGCACGGACACGGAGACTGTGACCGTCAGCATGCCGTCTGGGGACCATCCGTCTGGCAACTACAACTTTGGGACCGGCGCGCTCAAACGGATCTACCGGTCAAACACCGGTTCGACTAACACCACGTTCCAGTTCCTGGCAGAAGTAGCGTTTACGACCACTTCCTACGACGACACCACGCCTTCTGCAGGCCTCGGAGAAGTGCTGCCGAGTGAATCGTGGATCGGTCCGCCGGACGACAACGTGTCTTTGTACCCAGATGGGCCTATGCAGGGCCTGACCGCCGTAGCTAACGGTGTGTTCGCTGGGTTCTCTGGCAATCGCTTATGCCTGAGTGAGCCGTTCCTGCCTCATGCTTGGCCCATCGACTACCGGATTACGCTGGAAGAAGACATCGTTGCTATCGGAAGCGTGAGCAACGGTATCGTAGCGCTGACCGACGGACGACCGTACTTTGTTACCGGCACTGACCCGAGCGCCATGACTGCTGTGCAAATGGACATTGCTCAGGCTTGCGTCAATGCACGATCCGTCGTCGATATGGGCAGCTATCTGCTCTACGCAGGGCCTGATGGGCTCGTGGCCGTTACTGGTGGGCAGGGGGAAGTTGTTACTCAGGGCCTTATTTCCGCTAAGCAGTGGAACGCTGATTTTAACCCCACTGGTCTCAGAGCATTCAGGCATGAAAATACTTACGTGGCTTTTTGGACTGATGGTTCTGACCACCTTGGCTTTGTCTATGACCCTCGTGGGGCTGAAACTGCTATTTCTCGCCTCACCACGGCAGGACAAGTCAACGGAGGTTACTCGAACCCGAAGGACGGTAAGCTGTATCTGGTGGTTGCGGACAAAATCAAAGAGTACCGAGGCAGTAGCACCAACCGAACGCTGACTTGGAAGTCCAAAAAGTACGTTACGCCTAAGCCCGTTAGCATGGGTTGGGTGTCCGTACACGCCCAGGCTTACCCAGTTACGGTGAAAGTTTGGGGCGACGGTACGCTGATTGCGAACTACAGTTTGTCGTATGCGGCAAACGTATACACTCAAACGGTTACCGCTCCAGCAGGTGCAAGCACCGGTACGCTGCGGGAACCGATCATGCGGCTGCCCCCCGTTATCGCCCAGGAGTGGGAGGTTGAGGTGTCTGGGGCGGTGGAAATCGACGAGGTTTGCCTTGCCCAGAGCATGGAGGAGATTTCGGCCACATGAGCAACCCACGTACTCCAACGCCCACCACTATTCCTGGGATTCCTAAGCCGCCGTCGGACGTTTCCCCGGCGCTTCGGGCCTATCTTGAAAGCATCTCTGAGGCATTGGAGGTACGTCTTGGCCGCCGGGGGGACCCGCGTGACCGGGCAATAACTCTGAGGGAGCTGATTGAGTCTGGGCTAGCCGAGGAACTACGTACTCGGCCCTACAATCCGAATCGCCCCACAGATTTAGACTTCTTTAACCCTGACGCTGATCAAGCGATTCCGCCTCGGCCTACGGGGTTTACCGCGACGGGCGGTTATTCACTTATTCAGCTGTACTGGGACTATCCCCGCTACGGTAATCACAGTCTGACTGAGATCTGGCGCCATGACAGTGACGTCCTTGGTGATGCGCAGCTTATTGGTGTGTCTTCCGGCTTAGCATATGTGGACGCCACGGGGGAAAGTCAGAGCTACTACTATTGGATTCGCCACGTTTCGACTTCCGGTGTACCCGGGCCCTTTAATGCTTCCGCTGGCACGCTGGCTGAAACCGCTCCGAACGTAGACTTGCTCCTTGACGAGCTGACGGGAGCAATCAGCGCGAGCGAACTAACGGCCGCGCTTTCTACGCGCATCGATTTGGTTGATGCTAGCGATACGGTTACTGGGTCAGTGGACTACCGCATCGCCCAGGAAGCAGTAGCACGGGCGACGGCTATCTCAACTGAAGCAGCGGCCCGGGCAGCTGCCGACACGGCCGAAGCAACAGCGCGTGCTACCGCGATTACTAACGAAGCGACGACACGTGCTACTGCGATTACTAACGAAGCGTCGGCTAGAGCTGCGGCGATTAGCAGCGCTACTGCCAGTCTACAGGCTCAAATCGATGATCTGAACGCCATCGACGCTTGGGACAGTGTCACCAGCTACGCGATTGACGATCTTGTTACCCATAACAACAAACTGTGGAAGGCTCTTGCGGCTAACAGCAACTCTGAGCCGACTACGTCTAATAGTAACTGGGAGCTGATCGGCGACTACACTAGCCTTGGTGACGCGGTAGGTAACAACACTTCTGACATTCAGCAGATCAACTACGTCAATTCAAGCAGTACGTCTGCGGCAGCTCAGGCTATCGCAGCGCTGGAAGTGACGGTGAACGATACGTCTACTGGCGTTACGGCAACGGCAAGCGCACTGTCGTCCCTTGATACACGGGTGACCACTGCCGAAGGTTCAATTACCACCAACGCAACCGATATTACGGCGTTGGAAAATACGGTAAACGATGCATCGACCGGGTTAGCCGCTACCGTTACTGCTGTCAGCGGTTTGGACACACGCGTCACCGCCGCCGAGGGGTCGATTACTACTAACGCCTCTGACATTACGGCGCTTGAGAACTCCGTAAATGACCCGAGTACGGGGTTAGCCGCTACCGTTACTGCTGTCAGCGGTTTAGACACGCGCCTGACGTCTGCTGAAGGGTCAATTACGTCTAATGCATCGGACATTACCGCGCTTGAGAGCACGGTAAACGACGCATCTACGGGGGTAGCAGCGACGGCTACCGCTTTATCAGCGCTCGATACCCGAGTCACCACCGCAGAAGGCTCAATTACCACTAACGCCTCTGACATAACGGCCCTTGAGAACTCCGTAAATGATCCGACCACGGGGCTAGCGGCTACGGTAACGGCGGTATCTGGGTTGGATACCCGTGTTACTGCTGCTGAAGGGTCAATTACGACCAACGCCTCCGATATCACGGCGCTTGAGAATACCGTTAACGATCCGACCACGGGCGTTGCAGCTACGGCTACGGCGGTTTCGTCGCTGGACACGCGGGTAACGACGGCCGAAGGGTCAATTACCACTAACGCATCGGATATCACGGCCCTTGAGAACTCGGTCAACGACCCGTCCACAGGGTTAGCTGCTACCGTAACGGCGGTTAGTGGGCTCGATACACGGCTAACGTCTGCTGAAGGCTCGATAACGAGCAACGCAACAGATATCACAGCCTTAGAAAACACAGTCAACGACCCGTCGACAGGGGTAGCCGCCACTGCTACCGCTTTGTCGTCGCTGGACACTCGCGTCACTACGGCTGAAGGTACGATTAGCACTAATTCTTCGGACATTACCGCTCTAGAGAACACCGTTAACAACCCGACAACTGGCGTTGCGGCTACGGTCACCGCTGTTTCTGGGCTGGATACCCGCCTGACGTCTGCAGAGGGGTCTATTACTACTAATGCGTCGGATATTACGGCGTTAGAAAATACCGTTAATGATCCTTCGACCGGCGTAGCCGCTACCGCATCGGGGCTCTCTACTTTAACTACAGCGGTCCAAAGTAACGACAGCGATATTTCATCTCTGTCGGCTAGCGTTACGTCTTTAACCAGCGGTCTAGCTACGGCGAACACGAACATATCGACTAACGCTAACGCTGTTAGCGCGTTAGATACTCGTGTTACTTCCGCTGAAGGCAGCATTACTTCTAACGCCAGTAATATAACCAGTCTTCAATCTGGATTAGCAGCAGCTAATACTGATATTAGTACGACTTCAACAGCCTTAAGTGCGCTGACTACGCGTGTTACTACGGCTGAAAATACCATAGCCGTAAACGCTAGCGACATTGTCTCGCTTGAGAACACCGTTAACGACCCGAGCACGGGTGTTGCTGCTAATTCTGCGGCTATTACTAACCTGTCAACTACAGTTAGCAGTCAGGGTACAAGTATTAGTGCTAATAGCAGTGATATAACTGCCCTAGAAAACACGGTAAATAACCCGACCACCGGTGTTGCTGCAACGGCGTCAGCGCTTAGCACTCTGTCGTCCACGGTTAGTTCCCAAGGAACAACGCTCAGTGCTGCTGTGTCTGATATCAGCACCCTTAATACGACCGTTGGAAATAACTCTGCGTCTATTCAAACGCAGGCAACGTCTATCGACGGTCTTGAAGCTAAGTACGTAGTTAAAATTGATAATAACGGCGCAGTAGCTGGCTACGGTCTAGCATCCACGGCGAATGACTCGGGGCAAATTCTTAGCGAGTTTATCGTCAACGTTGATCGTTTTGCGCTGCTTAAAACGTCAACGGATAACGGCACGCCTACCGTTCCCTTTATTGTGCAGACTACTGCGCAAACTGTTAACGGCGTATCAGCGCCCGCTGGCGTATATATTACCGACGCGTTTATTCGTAACGGCGCTATTGCCAATGCAAAGATTGGCCAGGCAGCGATTGATAACGGCAAGATTGCTGACGCAAGTATCACCACAGCCAAGATTCAAGACGCGCAGATTACGGCAGCCAAGATTCAAGACGCGCAGATTACGAACGCTAAGATCCAGAATGGAGCAATTACAAACGCTAAAATTCTGGATGCTACGATCACTGGCGCTAAGATTGGTAACGCGCAGATTGATACGCTGCAGCTTGCTGGCGAATCGGTCATCGTGCCGGTCGCGGATACCTATAGCGGGTACATCGCTTCATCTTGGCCAACGGTTCGTACCTACCTAAACGGTCTGCCTAATCCTCAGATTACGCTGACTCTTACTACTGAAGTGCTCGTGCTTTGGGGAGTGCGGTTCCTAGGTCAGTCCAGCGGCGCTGGGGATATGCTCATCCGCATCAAAGAAGATACTACTACCATCTTCCAAATGGGCGGTACGCCTCGCGCTCTTAGCACGGGTGGCTTTATGGGCGGCGCTATCCGGCGCTCTAAGGCAGCCGGTACCTACACGTACTACATGGAGTGGAGCGCATATAACTCGCCGCTCTACGAGGCGTACATCATCCTACTTGGTATACAGCGATGATATATCTCAAGTACGACCTGACCACGGGGCACGCGCTTGGACTGCGTAAGCAGTCCAGCAAAGATGCGCCTCCGGTGTCTGATGAGATTGGTTTTCTGCCGATTGATGAAGAGTTGTACCCGCCGGATTGGACCGTGGACCTTGGCACGCTGTCCCTTATCCCAAGAGAAACGGACCCTGAAGCTGCGAATGAGCAGAACATGGCTGAGCTGCGCGTGCTTCGTGATGCAAAGCTTGCGGCTTGTGACTGGCGGATCGTGGCTGACTCTCCGTTGTCCGAGGCCCAGCGTTCAGAGTGGATGGTTTACCGGCAAGCGCTTCGTGATCTGCCATCTACGATTCAAGGTCCGTTATTAAGCTTAGAGGATGTAGTTTGGCCAAGTGAACCCAGTTGAGGAGGACTACATGAACCGCG